CCTATGTTGTCATCTAATACTTCACCAGTGTCCAGATCTATGACTCTTAGTATGCCAGTGCCATTGTAGTCTGGAGGACTTTGATTAGGGAAATCTCTTACCTGAGCCAGGTGATATCCAGTACCGTCATTGGCTGGCAGTACATTATAAAAATAACTGCTTCGCAATTTGTTTGGATGGATCTTGGCAGGGAAAATTATGGTGTCAGTTACATTGTATCTAACATTGGGCACCAGAGGTAATCGTTTTTGTAGCTTATAATTAACATTTACGCTTAGTATGCTGGCATCCAGATCCATGAGCTGACCTTCGAGCTGAGACTTGTAGAATGCTGCTCCAAAACGATTCAAATTGGTATCCATGAAGCTAACTATGGTATCATGCACCAGGGTACTAATATCACCTGAGCCTAGATTGCTTCGATTTGCACTATATCTGACATCCACATCAAAACTTAGATAGCAGTATTGTGGATCAACAAATTCATGCTGAGCAGTAACTATGCCCCGAGGTTTAAGCACCTCATTGATGATGCGAGTTTTTTCTGCATCGGTCAGCACAAAACCAGTTTTAGGTTTGATGCTAACAAAGGTGGTTCCGTATTTGGGTGGCACATTGTTTTCGCCGCCCCAGACATTGATGCTTTGTGCGCCTGGAACTTCAGAGCTTATGATGCTGGCATAGTCATTGTCAGTAACTGCGCGACCCTGAGCTGCATAATTATGCAATGAATGAAATCTGACATTGTCTATGTCTTCTTTTTCACTACCACCACTGGGTTTGCTTATGGTAGTAATGGTCCTATCCGTACTGGCTTCGCCTGCAATGTCGGAACTGCTCCAGCTTACTGAGGCTGTGGTGCTGACATTACCACTGGTTCCGTCAGTAATCAAATAGGTAATTTTTATGACATCACCAGCATGCACATTGGCTCCTATGACATCGTCACCAAAGAAAATTTCATAATAGCCCTGAGTGTTTTCCTGTAAAAAATAAACTTTATCAGAACCAGTAACAGTGGTTATGTCAGTAACCAGAGTATAAGGCGTACTGTATCCACCAACACCACCATACTGCACGCTCACCTGCAGGGTGGTTGTATCAATGTTTGTATTAGGGATTACATACTTGGTAGCTGGACTAGGATTTGATGCTACTGTAAAATAGTAATCTAGTTTACGACCCTGATAAACAACTACATTATTAAATGTATAAGTACCACTGACACTGGTAGTTGAATATGCTTGTGTGGTATAGAATGAATAATTATTTCCATCAATGTTACTGGTAAATACAAAATATGGATCTAAATTTAAAACCAAAGGCGTACTTAGAATATTTCTTACAGCTATGTTTACAGTTGACTGAGCAGCTCGGCGACTGCGTGGAGTATAACTAAGTTGTTTAGCCAGGCTGACTACACTGCTGCGTTTTAGAGCAGTATCTAGAAACATTTCATTGCTGATCATGTTGGCCAGCACAGCATTGTAATGAGTGTTGTAGGCCAGTATGTCCAGTAATACACTTAGGTTACTGGCATCAAAATCAAAGTCTGTAAACTGACTCTGATTTCTAAGGTAATTTTTAATGTTAACCTTGATCTGATCAAAGTCTAATTCGGTTACACGAACTGATGAGGAAGTTGCCATTATCGTACTCTAGTAAAAGTGGTTGTAAAAATTGCCGGCTGCTGAGTGTTTTTAATCAGATATTCTATGCTGATAAACACATTATTATCTTCTTGACTGCTTACACTTACATTGGTTAAGCTAATTCTGGGTTCATATTTGGTTATGGATTCACCTATGACTCTTTCAGCTAGTATTAAAGTCAGGGGATCCATGTTTTCAAACAACAGGTTTACCAACTGACAGCCCAGATCAGGCTGAAATGGTCGTTCATAATGTTTGGTATTAATTAAATTTCTAAGAGCACCACGTATGGCAGCATCATCAGTTTTAACTGCCACATCACGACTGATGGGGTTTAGTGTAAAAGCTGCGTCTAGATCTACAAAGGTTCTGCTGGTTTTGGCCATAATAGTTATTTATCTGTTTTATCCAATGTTAACGGTAGGACTACCCATGGCAATTAAACTTCCACAACTAATAAAATCACCTATGCGGGCAGCTGCTAACCCATTGATGCGCACAGTTGCAGATCCTTCGGCTACTGCACCCAGATGACACCCATCCAGAGGACAACAGTGTAGATTCCAGGCATCACCAAACCTATGCGCTGGTATGCCATTAATGAATACATTGGTACTGGCTGTAATACCTGTGCGAGGAGGCCAACAACCATGTCCTGTACAAAAATCTCCGAGTCTTGCAGCTGCTGCCATTTAATATCCTAGAAATTTGCTAATTTGTTTGGTTACTTCTTTTCCACGATTAACATAGGTTTTCATGCGGTCCCGTTCATAATCCCAGTTATTATACACCAACTGTGTTAATGTAAATGTTCCTGCACTGGTGGCTACTACTACGGTTATGGTAGTAGTTGGTCGCGTGTCTGGTGTATAGTTCCAGAGACTAAAATAACTCAAAGGCAACAGATCTGTACTGATTACCGTATAGTTACTGCTATCTCTAAAAGTGTTTCTATACTTCCATTTTTCCTGATCAAAATTGTTTAGATGTCGACCGCTAAAAACAATTTGACTAGTTGCACTGCCTATGAAGGTTCCAGTACTGCTAGTTGCTGTTCCACCACCTACAATTAATAACTGACTGGTGTTGCGAGCATAAACAGTAACACTGCTTATGACCACACTAATGCTGGTCAATCCTATGGCATCACTATAAAACCTATGAGTACTGGTAAAGTCCACATACTCCAGAGTCGTAGTCAGGGTAACTGGTAATAAAACTGCCATGTTAGTTTATGCTGGTCAGGTCAACAAGATAATTAGCAACTACTTTACCATTCATGGTGGTGACTATTTTATCTATGGTTTCTGAGCTTCTATTAGCTGTTCCCTTTTGTACAATTCCAATCCAGGGTTCTCCATTACCAAAAGTAGTATATTCTAGTCTGAGCTGATCATAGGCTACATTATCCTTGATCCATTGAGCTATGTTAAAATAATCTGCTGGAGTTGCACCTGCAAAATGCAGGTTAGCAGCCTGACCTCGGTTATATGGAGTTGCTGTTCCTAAATGAGCAGCTATGGTGGTGCTGGTGTCACCCAGGTTCTGTATGGTGGCGACAACTGCAGCTACAGCATTGTTATCACTTAGATTGTTGGCCATGTTATCCAGTGTAGGTGTAAATGCATTGTTTACCATTACAGTTGGATACTGAGTTTTAATTGGGTCCAGAGTATTTACTGCCAGATCCTTTAGATTGCTTACTATGTCAAATCTGCTTAGGCCTGCCTGATCAATCAGACTATTTTGATATTTTACATCATGAACCTGATCGCTAAGGTCGCCTATGTTAAAATATTTACTTAACTGAGCCGCAGCTGGGAATTCAGTCCAGCTAGCAAATTCAGTCGCATCCACAGGTATGCTGCTAAGCAGTTTACCAGCGGTTATGTCTATGGTTCCAGCTCCCAGTGTTTTAAATTTATCTATGATGGTATTGCCAGCATCATAATTTAACTTATAAACACCACTGGTTGAATTCAATCTGCTAACCAGGCTATTAATAATATTTTCCGAGGCATTTCCTATGGCACCATTGATTTCTACACCTGCCTCTCGCATAATATTTTCTATGCTATGCAGACCTACTGAGGCTACAATTTTTTCCAGCCCCGCAATACCACCATTGGCAAATACATTGGCTACATTAGTTCCTCCAAGACCATTTTCTTCAAATAGGGTCTGTAATCCTCCTTCATATCCGGCATTTTGTAATATGCTGTCAAAAGCTGGTATGCCTACTCCGGTAATCAAAGCTCCTATGCCACCGGATGTCAGTACGCTATTGAGGTTTAGATTACCTGATAATACACCTTTGACTACACCCGAGGCAAAATTGCCTGCGAATGAACTAATGGTTTTACTTATGCTATTGAATGGATTAGCGATGTCTGTGCCCAGGGGTACTGTACCAACTGCTGCAAAGCTGTCTATGCCCAGGCTGTCACCCAGGTCACTTAGCACACCATCGGCTAGACCAGAAGTTATTCCACCTACTAGGCCGCCTACTATGCTGGCTAATCCAAGTGCTCCACCCGAGTTGATGTTTACAGTACTGCCGTCAATGTCTAAGGCTCCAGAAGCATTTACAGTTGCATCGCCACCAACATTGATGTTGGTATCTCCACCACTCTGTACATTGATGTAATTTTTAGCATTGATCTGAGTATCAACACCGGACTTGATATTAAAATTCTTTTGTGCTTCCATGTTGATGTTATAGGCTTTGATGTTTAGATCGCCAGCTACATTTACATCACAATCATTGCGAATCACTATGGTGGTCTTGCCATAGACTTCTACATCCAGGGTATTTTTTACCTGCAGCGTCTTGGCGCCCTCTATGGTAACATCTTCTACACCCTGTACATAGACTCTATTGTTGCGAGCCAGTAACTGATAATGATCGCCTTTGACCGTATAGTTTACAGTTCGAAATTTATCAATCTCTACAAAGGTTCCACTCTTGTGATAGACATGAATACGTTCCGCATTAGGAGTATCATCAAACTCAACCACATGCCCGCTTTCGGTTTCTTTGACATGATTATAGGGGTACTT